CCCGACACGCCGCGATACGGCGGCAGCGACGTGACGACCGAATTCCCCGAAGCCGACGAGGCCGGGCTCACCGTCACCCGTGACAAGCGGGGTTGGTGGGTGCGCGAGGGGGGTTACGAGATCCACGACGCTCCGCTCCGGAAGAAGGACGTGACGGCCACCATCGCCGAGTACCTCGAGGACTAGCGATGTTGCCCCATTAGGATGAAGGTGCTGTATGGCCCGGACGACCAAAAGCGACATCGAGACCATTATTGATATTGATCCGGCCATCGCGCCGGACGAAGCGGCCATGGCTGGGTTCATCCTTGCCGCAAATGAACTGGTCACCGAGTGCTGCGCAGGTGCGTCCGGGCCAAGCACCCCCTACAGCGACAGCCGGTTGGAGTTGATTGAGCGGTACTTGGCCGCCCACTTTTACACCCTACGCGACCCGCGCGTCGCCAGCGAGGGTGCCGGGGGCGTCACCGCCCACTACCAAGGCACGACCAGCGTGGGGTTCAAGTCCAGCCACTACGGCCAAATGGCCCTCCGCCTGGACACTAACGGCGGGCTGGCCAAGTTGGACACCAAGACCACCAAGACGCCCGTTGTGGGCATCCACTGGCCGGGTACTCCGGCCGACGAAGTGCAAGACATGATTGACGCCACGTAAGGAGCGCGCCATGGCCACCCTGACAGCCGAAACCATCTCCCGTTCGGGCCTTGAGCCCACGCACAATGCCGCCGACGCCGGGGGCGACGAGTTCGCCAACACCGGCGACGAGTTCATCCACGTCACCAACGGTTCTGGCGGCGCCATTACCGTGACCATCGAAACCGGCGGCACCGTGGACGGGCTGGCCATCGCCGACCGGACCGTGAGCGTCCCGGCGGGCGAGGAGCGGCTGATTGGGCCCTTCCCCAAGTCCACCTACGACGACGGTGACGGCCTCGTGCAGTTGACCTACTCGGCGGTCACCAGCCTGACCGTGGCGGTCCTCAAGCCCGGAACGTAGACCACAACCACCACCCGGCAAGGGCCACCCTATGGGTATCATCAACACCATGCGACGCCAGAATGCCATCTACTGGCCGCCCGGACGGCCGGACGGCTATGGTCGCCCCGCACAGGGGGCATTGGTGGAGTTGGTGGCGACCGGTGGCGTCAACTACCGGGTGCGGTGGGAGGACCGGGCGGAGGATTACAAGGACGCCAACGGCAAGGTCAAGGTCTCTTCGGCCGTTGTGTTTGTCCCCGAGCTGCCCGACGGAGGGGAGGTGGCGCTAGGCGGCTGGCTGTGGCTGGGCGACCGGGCGGACCTGACGAGCGAAACGAACCCGAGGAAGAACGCGGGGGCCTACGAAGTCATGCGGGTGGAGCATATCCCCAACCGCCGGGCGTCCGAAACACTGCGGCGGGTGTTGCTATGACCGTGCAGGGCATCAAATCGCTCAAGGCCAAGCTGAAGCGCCACCCCAAAGCCACCACGGTGGGGCTGCGACGCGGGTTGTACCGTGGTGGGCTATACCTGCAGCGCATGAGCCAGATGATTGTCCCGGTGGATACGGCTACCCTCAAGGGATCGGCCAATACGCGGTTGGAGGGTGAGGGCCTTGGTAGCGCGGCCGTTGTCGGCTACGGCACCGATTACGCCGTCTATGTCCACGAAGACCTCGAGGCCCGGCACAAGCCCGGCAAGGCCGCGAAGTTCCTCGAAACGCCCCTACGCGAAAAGCGGGACAAGATCGCCAAGATTGTGCATGACGCGATCAAGGAGGCCCTGCCGTGACCGACTACACAACCACACAGGGCGGCCAGGCGGCCGTGCTGCGGGCCGTTGGGCCCGCCGAGGTGTTGCGGGCCGCCCTAACCGACGCGGGCGTTGTCGACGCCCCTGCGTTGCAAGACGGCGGCCACTGGCCCTGCTTCGTCAACTACATGCCCGACACCCCAAGCCGGGTCGTCGCCATCTACGACACGACCGGCATCCTTGAAGGCCGCGTCATGCGGACCGGGGCGACGGTCCGCCACCCCGGCTGGCAAATCCGCGTCCGGGCGGATGATTACCCGTCCCTCTGGGCCCGGGTGTCGCTCATCCAAACGGCGCTGGACGCCATCCGCAACACGGGGGTTGTGGTTGATGGTTCCCGGCGTACAATGGCGGCTGTGACCCAAACCGGCGACGCCCTTGACCTTGGGCAGGAACCAAACGCGCTTGGGCGGAACAACGCGACCCTCAATGGTACCATGACAATCGAAGGAGCCTGACCATGGCGCAAATGAATGACGGCTATCAGACCTTGGTGTCTTTCGCCGCCGACCCCACCGTGCTCTTCTACGAGAAGAGCGTGACGCCCCCCGGTGTCGACGGCGGCGGCGAGGTCGACACGACCACGATGCTCAATAGCACCTACCGTACGCGCAGCCCGAAGGCGCTCATCACGATGAGCAACGCCAGCATGACCGTCGCCTACGACCCGGCGACGTACCCGGAAATCCTGGCGCTGGTGAACACCAACACGCTCGTCACCGTGACATTCCCCGATGGTGCGACGTTGGCCTTTTGGGGCTGGCTCAACACGTTCACGCCGGGCGAATGTCAGGAAGGCGAGCAGCCGACGGCCGACATCGAAATCATCGCATCGAATGTGAACGGCAGCGGCGTCGAAACCGCCCCGGTGCACACGCCCGCCGCGTAACGCCGACGCCTGTTAGGCCACGGCCATCCCGGGATGGCCGTGGCCGCCCCCTTACCACCGGCCCCACCGTGGGCCACCAACGCCCGGCATGGGCAAGACACGGAAAGACACGGAGACCACCCAATGAGCAGCCTGAATTTCACCCTCACGCGCCAGCAGCAGCCCGTCACCATCGACGACGAGCCCTATATGCTCGTCGAACTGGACGGCAAGCAACGCGACGCCTACCTCAACAACCTCGCCAAGCGACTTCGGACCACCGGCAAGGGCAAGGCCGCCAGCCAGACCGTGAGCGACTTCGACGGCCTGCAGGCGGGCCTCATCGCCGCGAGTCTTCGCAAAGTGGAGGGGCCGGATATGGTGGCGGTGCCCGTGGACACCATCCAACGGTGGCCCGCCCGCGTCCAACAGGGCCTCTTTGACGCCGCCAAGGCCCTATCCGGGTTGGACGATGATGAGGGTGACGAGGGAAACGACTGACGGGCGAGCGGGCGGCGTGGTACCAACTCGCCGCCCGCCTTTGCATGCCCATCCAACGGGTGATGTCCGAGACGACCAGTACCGAGTTTGCCGAATGGCAGGCGTACTTCAGACAGGAGCTGGAAGCGACCACACGGGAGGAGTACTACATGGCCCAAATCGCCGCCGAGGTGCGGCGGGGCAACGCAAAGAACCCCCGTGGTGTCAGGCTGGAAGATTTCATCCTATCGCTCAAGACGACCGACGCCGAGGCCGAGGCCGAGGGCGACGAGCCACCGGATGAAGAGACGCTGGCGAGACGGACGGCGGTCAGCAAGGCGTTCTGGTTCGGCGTTGCGAACTACAAAGGGCAGTGAAGATGAGCGTTCAAGCAAAAGAATTGGAACGCCTTGTGGTTCGGTTGGTTGGCGACGGTAGCGACTACAAACGCACCATCGACCACGCCGTCAAGCAGACGGACCAAGCCGGGCGGCGCTTGTCCGGCGTGAGCCGCCGGGCCATCGGCGGCATCCAACGCGCCATGACCAACGCTGCCGCGACGGCGTCCATGCTGGGTGGGCGGTTGCGGGCCCTTGGGGGCCGGATGCAGATGTTGGGCGCCATCACCACCCTCGGCGTCACCACTCCAATAGTCGGCCTTGGTGGCGTGCTGGCCAAGGCGGCGGCCGACGCCGAAACCGTTGAGATGCAATTCTCCACCATGCTTGGCAAGGACCAAGGCGCGGCCATGCTCAAGCGTTTGCGCGAGTTCAGCGCCGTTACCCCATTTCGCTTCCCCGGCGTTGCCGCCAGCGCCCGGACCCTCATTGGGTTCGGTGTGGCCGTCGCGGACATTGAGCCCACGATGAAGATGTTGGGTGATGTTAGCGCCGCAACGGGCAAAGACCTGAACGAGCTATCCGTCATCTTTGGGCAGATTCGTGGCATGGGCAGGTTGCAGGGGCAGGATTTCATGCAGCTCGTGAACGCCGGTTTCCCCGTGCAGGAAATCGCGAAGACCATGGGCACGACCATGGAGGGCCTTCGCGAGCAAATGGAAAGGGGTGAGGTCCCGTTCAGTGCCGTCGAGGCCACCTTCAAGCGGCTGCCCTCCGAAGGCGGCAAGTTTCACAATATGATGGCCAACCTGGCCGGGACCACGGCGGGCAAATGGTCGACCCTCATGGACAACATGATGCTGTTTGCGGCCAGGTTGGGCAAGCACCTGCTTCCCATCCTCAACCGCATCATGGACGCGGCTCTTGAATGGGTCGGGTGGCTTGACCGCCTGAGCCCAGAAATCCAACGGCTTGCCCTGTGGGTGGGCGGCATCATCGCGGCCGTCGGGCCGTTGCTGACCGCCCTGGGTACGGTGTTGGTGGCCGTCGGTGGTGTCGCCGTGGGTATGGGCGGTATGGGCGTGGGGTTGGTCATCTTCGCCAAGATCGCGGCCGTGGCGGCCATTGTGGCCGGTCTGATAACGGCCATCTGGCT